CGTTTCTGTCTCTCAACTGAATAACTACCATCTTCCTTTAGCCATCCAAAATAGAAATAAATGTCGTTAGAAAAATCAACTTCATCAGGTCGTGTAAATGTAGTACCGCCTCCACTACCCCCGCCACTACCACCGCCGTTTATGATATCACCTGTGATCATCCTAGTATCTCCAAAGTATAGCTAACAGCCGACGCAGAAATAACCCTTAGATAGCTTAGAGGACTATACGCACACGCCCCGCTAGTTTCTGTTACCGCATTGTGATACCAATTATGCCATATGCCAGTATCGTTAATAACATCATCTTTATTTGACAAACTGAATTGTACAGTTGCTTCACCACCTGTAATTCCAGACAACATGACGGTTAGACTATCAAAATTATATGGGCAATGATAAGCATCGCTATTGCCTGTCTGTGTCACAGAAATACCAAAAGACTTTGTTCTTTTATCTAGGTATTTTATGATCATGTTTGTTTCTCCATAATAGCATTATCTTTGTCCATATCTCTATTTTCAGAGTCAAACATGTCTACCAAATCTTCCTCAAGATATGGCATACCGAGGATCTCCTCAACAAATTGCTTTGGAGGGATTATTGTATCACCACCAAGACTATTAACATATGTCGCGATAGCCGAAGATTTGTCAACAGCTATTTTAGCTCTATCTAAATTTGATGGTACCACAAGATCAGGCCAATTGATATAGTATTCTTTAACGCTAGGTAAAGCACCTATTAAAATCATCTTGTCAATAAAAGTCCGTAGAACAATTGGCTCACAGAAATTATCACGACGTTCGATAACACGAGATACCCAGTTGTTTTCATCTTGGCTAGAAGCTAACTCTCCACGTTCTGAACCTACAAGAATCCTCTTTGGGATTCCCGTTGTACCAGAAATCAAATCCAGTATTGTACTAACATGCATATCAGGGTCATGTATGGAAAATTCCAAGGTCTTCACATCCATGTTTTTCGTCTTTAATATCCTGCTGATCTGATGTACATAGTTCTCAGCGTGCTCTTGAATGTCTTCGGGATTAATTATCTCTGTGTCCTTTGCAGCATTAAGACTTAGTCCACCCCTGCCATTTATCCAGAATATTTCAGCAGCACCCCCAACGACCTTTTCAAGATCAACCAACCTGTTAAGAATAGGCTGTAATCTGGGAATGCCAAAAACATCGTTCTCTAGTGTGCCCTCTGCTATATGGATTACCCTTGAATGATGTACCTGCAAGGTCTTTGAAGCCATTAACGTGTAGCTACTACCTGAGTACCCTCCCACCTGGAGAGAGTATAACTCAGGTAGCCCATATCTCTCGCTATAAGGATTTTCATCATACTTTTGTATTTGCGCGTTTTCCTCACTGAAAGGCGTCAAGTACATTATGTCATCTGCAGACCTCACACTCTCGAGAGGCTCGTTGATATCCTTACCATCACGTACACCAATCATCATTACGGAATAATGTCCAAGACCGCATAGCTTATCAGATCGATTCATATAGTGGAATAAATTCAACCTTTTAGCCATGTCCTTAAAGACTATTTCGAATTGGCTATCGTGATCTGTATCTTCGTCTTCGAGAATTTCCGGGTGCTTAGTCCAGATAGCATCGGGATACGCGTTTATAATTCGATTTGCTATATCCTGCCGGGTATATGCTGCCATATAGTCCTTTAGATTGGGTGTTTTGGTATATCCTAGAACTTCGTATAAATCACGTTTACCCGAATGAGTAGTGCCAAGATTGCCAAAAGCTAAACGCCTATCTAGCAGACTGTTAGCCGTAATACCTCTATCGCTCATTACCCGCCTTTTTCGAATGTAACTAGATATCCACCACCCCACGACCAAAGGCCGCATGTCGCTATCAACGTAGCGATTTGCAACAGTAACACTAAAATATTGTTTTGTGAATGATTAAGTATAAATATACATTTCCAACCTTCAACATTGTGGTGTTTAACACACGTATCTAAAGCCCTACGCGGGTTTGTAAGGATTAATCCTAGTATGCCACCCATTAAACTTATTCGAACTACTTTGTTTTTTACCATGTCCCCGCCTCGTTAACTGTAGGACGCAACATTATGTTAATTGCGTCCAATGTTGGATCAACTTGATCATCATGAAGGTGGCTCATCACAGGTGTAAATAAACCAAATTCCCTAAGATAATCGTTTAAAAAGTCTGCTTTTTCTGGAAGAAATACACGTCCAGAGGCTATATATGGCGACATATCCATCGCCCTAACAACCTTATCGATATTACGAGGAATCCCTTTAATAGGTATCGGGCAAGCTTCATTCCTACGTATATCTTGAATTAAACCTGTCCCCGATGATTTGTCCTCAACATAAGCCGCACGCAGTCTTCCAGTTGTCTGTGTGCCACTCCCGAAATGCTTGCTCCAGAAAGATATAAATCTAATTCTTAAATCAGGAGCTTCCCATTTGCCTCGGTCTTGATCGATTAAATATATATTTCCATCAAGATAACCCCAGCATTGGAATACCGAATAATCATTGTGTTCCTTAGTCTTTTGAGCCGTGTCAGCCGTTATTATTTTATACGTAACATTAGGTAGAACATCGTAGAATTTCCACCACTCATCTTTGAATAATCCGCCCCCTATAGGTGAAGGTCTTTGCATAAATTGAGCTGAAAATATGTAAGGTTTATTATTTTCTATTATCTTCAAATCTTCCCTAGTATGTTTGAATTCCCACAAAGGATTTTCATCCTCATCAAGAACAGGTATAACAAGATTTTCCCAATGTTCCCCGTTTCCACCATCCAATAGAAAACCTGATAAATCCATCTCGTGAAGCCTCTGCATGATTACAATAATAGGCGTCTGAGGGTTGTTCGTTCTTGACTCCATTGTTGTTGTAAACCAGTCAATAACGTTCTGTCTACGTATTTCTGAATTCCCCTCTGATGCCTTATGCGGGTCATCAATAATTATAGCACCAGCGAAATCTTTCCGCATCTTACCAGCGCCATAACCGGTTATAGTACCTCCTGCGCCTGTAGCGTATACTACACCGCCTTGAACGGTCTTCCACTCGTCCTTGGCCTTTGAATCCTCCATAAGTTTGGTGTGAGGAAATATTTCTTTGTGTATCTCGCTTTGCACTAGTTCCCTAGCTTTCCACGAGTTTGACGCAGCAAGTCGTTTCGAATATGAAGCATGTATGAATTCCGAATCTGGAAATATACCCATGCACCAGCCTATGAAATTTATAACTGCCAGTTCAGTTTTAGAGTATCTTGGGGGAATATTTATAATTAATCTCTTGATATCCCCTATGACAATCCTTTCGAGTGTTTCACACAAAACTTTGTGATGCCAATTTATTAGAAATTCAGATCCTTTGTTTGCTTTGAAAGCCAGGCGTGTATACGTTAAAAGGTCAGTCTGACTGTCTACAATTTCTCTAACAGACAACATAAAAATTAACCATCAATTATTACGTCTTCGGGTTTCGGTAAGTGCCTAAGATGAGGATTAGGAGACTTTTTATGTTTTCTATTTAGTGCTTGTATAATCCTTGCTGAGTGTGGCAAAATATCAGTTGTTATGTTCAAATGTTCTGTATATCCTCTTGAACGTCCTTTAGTGACAAGAAGAAATTTAATGGCAGGAAAGTAACCGCTCTCTATTAATTCAAGAAGTTTACTCTCAGCAAGATCTAATATTGCGGATTCTGCATCTTCAAAAGCTTTCCATAAACCACTACCTTCTTTCAAGTAAGTTGTGTATAAATTTGATCTTGTAATACCAAGTAGTTTAACAAGTTCAGTCTTGTTATAGCCACACTTAATATACGCTTCAACTATTTGTGCATTTGTTAAGTTAAGTTTACGTTTTGCACCACAAGCTAACTTGAGTCTTCCGGATTTAGTCCTGGCTTTAGTTTCTTCAACCATGTAAAAAGTCCTTATTTTCCATTTGTAAAAGACTGTACCACATTAATATGTATGTTGCAATAAGAAAAATGTATTTTAAGATATTTAATATCTAGTTTGAATAATTTTCTATTGCCAGGTACAAAAGTGCCAGTGCATCAGCCTCATTATCATCATTTGGCATATGTCCTCGTTTCTTAATTTCGTCGATGACTTGTTGCTTGTTTGCGTTACCTTTTCCAGAAATAAATTTTTTAATTGTTCCCACGGGTATTCCTTCATAGGGAATATGATTATTTTCGCACCAGCATGTTAGTGTTGATAGGAACCCCCCATAGGCATGAGCAGCATCTACGCCTAGATGTCGCCTGACCTCTTCGAAATATATCGAGTCTGGCTTTCCGCTTATGGCTATTACCTCGTTAAGCCAACGAGAGAAACGTAGGTAACGCATGCCTCCCCCTTCAAACCTCTTAGGCTTGAAACTAACTGTTCCACTGGTAAACCCCCCTAAGCCGTCGTATAATGCCCATCCTGTTGATGTACCCAGATCGATACTTAAAATAGTTTGCTTTATTTTATTATCCATGATTTAATCTCCACAAGGTTGATTTAAGATCCCCCTATTGTGGGGGGAATCCAGAAAGGTTATGGAATGGTTTATTTTCTTTGTTCTCAACTCTATATACTATACCTTTATAATTATATCAAAATATATAAACCTATA